CTGTTACATCCTTATGAGGTGTATCACACTTAATCCATCATCGTGGGGAAGTGTAACGGTTGCACAGAAGTCTCATAAGCTTCAGGTAGGTGGTTCAACTCCACCCCCCGCCTCCATTTGTCGTTGTGGCGGAATTGGTATACGCGCTGGGTTTAGGTTCCAGTGGAGCAATCCATGAAGGTTCAAGTCCTTTCAACGACACTTGACAATCAAACTAAAATAGTTTATGATTGTCTCATGCGGATTTAATTCAGTGGTAGAATGGCTGCCTTCCAAGCAGTTCGTCAGGGGTTCGAATCCCCTAATCCGCTCTGAACCTTACAAGGTTCTTTAAACACACAAACACACTGATAATTATGACTAAGACACCTTACGAACTTCGTTTTGAAATCTTCAAGCAAGCATATAATATGCTAAATGATCAGTTCAGTATTGAAATGGATACTGCTCGTTATTGGAATGCAAATTCCTCAAATACTGTAAAGATGGATTATCCAGAGTTTCCAACTCTACAGGATGTTCTTAATCAAGCAGAAATCATTAATGATTTCGTAAGTTCTAAGTAATAGAACATTTTGTATAAATATGATTAACTTTATGTGTTAATCATATGAGAGACCAAACAAAACTAAAGAAAAATGTAGGAACTTGGAGAAAAAGAACTAAAGAACTTCTTGTCGAATATAAAGGTGGGAAGTGTGAGTTCTGTGGATACGATAAATGTATTGAAGCACTTGAGTTTCACCACATAGATGAAACTACTAAAGAGTTTGCTATTTCAGGTTCCACAAAATCTCTTGAGAAACAAAAGAAGGAAGCAGACAAATGTTATATGTTGTGTGCTAATTGTCATAGAGAACTTCATTCTGGATTCTCAATATATCACAAACCTTCTTCAAGTATTCCCCGATAGCTCAATTGGTAGAGCAAAGTGCTGTTAACACTGAGGTTGTAGGATCGTACCCTACTCGGGGAGTTGAAAGGGTTGGAAATGTCCGATTCTTTCAAATTGGTTCTGGGTGGAATTCCCAGTAGTTCTGTTAGGGACTGTCCTTTGTAGGTTCGATACCTACATCTTCCTTATGGGAGATAAGAACGGCTATTGGAAACCACCTCCTCTGGTAGTCTATTGGTAAGGACGGGTGGACAACACACATGGAAACTAGGTTCGATTCCTAGACAGAGGAAACGGGAGCATAGCTCAGAGGTAGTAGCGTCTGCTTTACACGCAGAATGTCGGGGGTTCGAATCCCTCTGCTCCCACTATATAAATACTCAAAAAGAGTAAGATGGAAACACTATATAAATTACTTTCTGATACTCAAGCAAGTCTTTTTGTTTTATTCCAAAAGACATGGGTATATCATTGGAATGTTGTGGGTGATGACTTCTATCAATTCCATAAACTATTCGGGGAGCAGTATGAAGCAATGTTTGGGGAGATTGATAGAATTACAGAACATATGAGATACTTGAATGTAAAACCAGTTCCTACTCTCTCTAGAATTACTGAAGTTTCTCATATTTCTGAGGCAAATAGTGGACTAGATACTATAGGTATGGTTCGTGATTTGTTAGTGGGAAATCAAAAGATTGTGGAACTTTTAACTCAAGTGTCGGAAGAGGCAGAAACTCAAAAATCAAAAGGAACAATTAACCTTGTTGATGATTTAAATGAAGCACATGGTAAATTTATTTGGATGTTAAGATCATTCACGCAATGAATAGGATAAAGAACAATGATTTCAATAAGATGCAAAGATTGCAATAAAGAATTAGTAGGGCATCCGACAAAAACTATAACTTGTGGATGTTCAAATATGGCAACGATTCGTGGGGATAAAATTTCAGCACTTGACTTGTCTCGTGTTGTTATGTTAAACTCCTTAAAAGAAAATCAAAAGAAAGGTGTGCTGACTTCTCAAGATATCGCTTGGCAAGAAGCACGTCGTCAACGTAAAGTAAGACGACTTGATTTTGAAGTCCGTTGAGGACTTTATATTGGAAGCGTGGCAGAGTCCGGTTTATTGCGTTTGTCTTGAAAACAAATGAGGGTAATACCTCCACTGGTTCGAATCCAGTCGCTTCCGTTTTAAAACAGTTACATAGAATACTAATTTAATATTTTATTCCATTTTCTGTATATTACTGTTACAAAATGCTGACATTTTATTGACTTTGAAATGTTTGTGATTAGTATATAGTAGTATCATGCTTTAAATGAATGGATCAACACACCTATAATAATTGGGTGAAGATTAAAGAAACTTTCGAATCTTCTGGAAATACTGATAATATGTTCTATAAGAGAGCAGTTGAAATAGTCAAAACCAGAAGAGACCCTCTTGCTAAATTCCTTGGTGATGAAAAATGATGGAACCTTATGATGAATTTGTTAGTCGTTCTGAAGTTAAGGAGATGATTGATGCAGCAATACGACGACACAACCGTAATGCTTCTATCATTAGTATGTGCGTTGGTTGGGTGGTTCTTGCTTTATTTGCTGAGGGACTTTTAAGGTTAATTGGAGTTGTTCCTCCTTTATTACCATTTCTTAAAATTACTCTAAACTGATTGGGATGATTACAGAAGAAGATTTACTAAAATTGCAAGAAAGAGTTTTGCAACAAAAAATGGAAGAATTATTTGAAGAACCATCTACTTATGAAGACGAAGATGATCAGTACATTTTTTAAGGCAATCTGTATTTTTACTTTTATAGCAATCTTTATAAACTGGGGACTTCACAATGCCTACCCACAATAAAAAGTATCAGTTTGCTATGTCATCTTTTGCAAGAATGTATGGAAATTCAGTAATACATAATCATGATATCAAGCAGTTTTGCTTAGAATGGTCTGAATGGGGTGTAAATGCTCCCTTAACAGGTTTAAATGAGGTGGATCAGTATTTTTACTTTGAATATAAAAATTGGAGAGGAAAATGATTTTTCACATTGTAGAAACACTTGCAAATAGTCCAATATGGTTAGGACTTTGTGGGTTTGGTGTAATTGTAGTTCCTATAATCGGTATTTCCTTTATACATAGTAATAAAAAATAAATTAATATGGCAACGGTAACTTTTGCAATATCAAGTCCTTCAGAGGGAACCGCATGGAGTTTTTCTCTGAATAATATAACAGAGCTTAGCAATTTGATAAGTAACCAATCCCAGTATGCTTCAGTCACTGGTAATTATAATGGACAAATCTTTACAATGGTAAATAATTCAGAATCCTGTAAATTTTATTCTCCGCATTATGCAACTTGGAGATTTAATGATGCGGTATCTAATTTGCAAAATGGGCAGTATCCCACTCAGGGATTTAGTTTTGATGTATGGGGAGGTTCTCCTCGTCCCGGTACTGCAGGAAATTTGCTTGGTAAATTTAATAATAACTGGGGTAGTGGTGTTGCGGGTTCATATGATCTTGATCCAAATAAATGGAGTATGATTTATGATTATACAAACCAATATCCATTAGCATTATCTAGAGGGGGAATTCTGACGATAACAGTAACACAGTAACTTAGTTGACAATTTTTTTGTTCTTTGTTATTATATTTAAATAACGGGGTGTAAGTCAGCGGTAGACGGCTTGCTTTGGGAGCAAGAAGACACTGGTTCGATCCCAGTCACCCCGACTCATAAATTACTTTATTAAGAAATGAATCAAGAACTTAGCGAACTTCAATCATTTACTGTAGAAGAATTTCAATCAGATTTCGATGAATTAATTTCTAGAGTTGAAAATGGAGAATCCTTTATCATTACAAGTGAGCATGGAAATGCTGTTATAGTCCCATATAAAGAAGTTGTTAGTATATGTGAAGACGTGAATATAAATTATGAAGAGATAGTTAAAATTCACACGAATCATGAAGAAGGGTCTTGAGACACTCTCAAGACTGTCTGCCTTGACTTCTACACCACAATCCCTTATAATACTAAGGTCAATACACAAATCAATGACTCTCACAGCAAAATTCAAGAAAGACGTTCAAACCCTTCGCGGTGCAGCAAATGGTGAATTTTATCTTGATGTAAAGAATCCGAAACTTTATAAAAAGGTTCGTCGTTATTATGAAAATGAAGGTGTAGTATTTTCTGGTGATCCTTTGGACGATTATGAAATGCTCATTGAATATCTTTATCAAGATCTTGAATCAGTAGAAGTTGCCTGAGTAAATAGTCAATAAAGACTTTAAAGGCAATAATTTATGTCAAAATCTGATTTACTTCGGTGGATTGGAAATACTCTCCTCGTAATAGGATATCAAGTTATGTTATGGGGAGAATTTAAATTTGGTTTAGTGCTTAAATGTATTGGGGGATTATTTACAATACCTTTTGCAATTAAATTAAAACTTTGGGACGTTTTATTTTTATGTGCTTTTTTTGGTGTCTCCGAAATATCAAAATTAATTCAACTTTATACTAGTCCTGGAATGACTTAAAACTTATACTGGTGGAGTCAATGACCCGTATTAAATATGCCAATTGGTAAAGATAAAAAAATGGAGAGACTGAGTTATGGAGATGGGTTGCATAAACTCATCTTTTTTTGTATAATATATAATAAGAGTTTAATGTAATTTATGAGTGATTATAAAAAAACAGCACTTGTACTTGGTGCTGGCGGGTTTATTGGAAGTCATATGGTAAAAAGACTTCGTTCAGAAGGATATTGGGTGCGTGGAGTTGATCTTAAGCGTCCGGAGTTCTCTGAAACCGAAGCGCATGAGTTCATTCAAGGAGACCTGAGAGATATGAACTTCGTCGAAAGAGTTCTTCAATTTAAAGGATATCTTGGCAACTTTTATCATTTTGTAGCATCTCAGTATATTGATACTTTTGATGAAATTTATCAGTTTGCTGCTGATATGGGGGGTGCTGGTTTCGTCTTCACTGGCGAGAATGATGCTGATATTATGCACAATTCTGTGACTATTAATTTGAATGTATTAGAATCACAGAGAAAACTTAATGATTTTAAATCAGTAAATAAAACAAAGATTTTTTACTCTGGATCTGCTTGTATGTATCCAGAGTATAATCAACTTGACCCGGATAACCCAGATTGCCGTGAAGAATCAGCATATCCCGCAGCACCCGATTCTGAATATGGTTGGGAAAAACTGTTCTCAGAGCGGTTGTTTTTCGCTTATCATCGTAATTATGGGATCCCTGTTCGGGTTGCTAGGTATCATAATATCTTTGGACCAGAAGGAACTTGGGAAGGAGGTAGAGAGAAGGCACCAGCAGCAATCTGCCGCAAAGTAGCATATCTTCCTGAAGAGGGTGGTACAATTGAGGTGTGGGGTGATGGATTGCAAACTCGTTCATTCTTGTACATTGATGAATGTATTGAAGCAACTCGCAGGATGATGGATTCTGAATTTATTGGACCTGTTAATATTGGTTCAGAGGAAATGGTGACTATCAATCAACTTGTAGATACTGCCGCTAAAGTTGCTGGTAAGAATGCGAAGAAGAATAATATTAATGGCCCTCTTGGTGTTCGTGGTCGTAACTCTAATAATGATCTAATCCGTGAGAAACTGGGTTGGGATTATTCACAAACTCTTGAAGAAGGAATCCGCAAAACTTACGAATGGATTTGTTCACAGATTGCTAAAAAAACATCATAATATTTTTTTAAATGCAAAAAGTAACATATAGGCATCACTCTCCTGATGGATTTGGTTCTAACTTTTTTATGGCAATGACTGCATTAAATCATTGCCTCGATAAGAAGTTAGAACCTTATATTGATATAAGAAATCCCAGTTATCTGGACCCAAATCAAAATTGCTGGGATCTTATTTTTCAACAACCTTTTGATATATCAAAAGAAGATTCTAAAAAATATCCAACATACAGTGGATGGGATTTGGGAGAAACTCTTTTTAGTTATCATGGGGACACAAGAAATAAATTTCAAGATAAAGAATTTGTTTCTTTGCAAAGAAAAATTATTGGAAAATATGTAAAACCACTAGAACATATTGAAGAAAAGGTAACCAACTATTGGGAACCTTATAAAGATAAAAAAGTTTTGGGTATTCATAGAAGAGGTAGAGATCATTTTTCCTCTGGACATGCTAGTGGTCAAAATCATAAAATGTCAGAAGAGTATATTAAAGCAGTAGTTGATAAGTATATTGGTGATTATGATTATCTTTATCTAACTTCTGATGAAAATAAAGTTTATGAATTTTTTAAAGATACCTATCCAGAAAAATTCATTTTCTTTGACGATAAAAAACAATTTGGTGAAGAAAGTCAAGGACTTCATTTTTTGAATATTGATATTGATTTAAAAACCGAGATGTTGAATAATTTAATCCTGGAGTTGCTTATACTATCGAAATGTGATAAAATATTACTAATGAATAGTAATATTTCGCATATGAGTTTATTTTTTTCTGATCATTATAATTATGAATTTTATGACAATCATGTAAATTATCGGTAGTTAGTAGTAATGTCTTTAATTTTAGATAAAAAAATAAAAAATGTTTTTCATGTAGGTGCTTATAAGGGAGAAGAAATGCCTCTCTATGTCGAAAATGGTGCCGAAAGAATAGTCTGGATAGAAGCAAATCCTGTTTTGTATTCAGATTTAGTTTCAAATTGCAGTAATTCTCAATATGAAAATTTAAAAAATATATGTTTCAATTACCTTATTACTGATAAGGATGATGTTGAAACTGATTTTCATTTATACTATTCAGGAGACAATTTGGGAATGTCTTCAATTTTTGAAAAAACTTCTGGATGTGCTGGTAAGGTAGGTCCAGAATTTAATAAACAATTTCATAATGGAACTCTTAAATTGAATAGTATTACTGTTGATACATTATTAGAAAGAAATAATCTTGGATATGATTTTGACATATTAACTATGGATGTTCAGGGAGCTGAACTTTTAGTACTTAATGGAGCTAAAAAACTTCTTGAAAATATAAAATACATTAATTCGGAAGTTACTATGTTTGCTCATGATTATGATGGTGGAGTATATTATGATGAACTTTATTCATTTTTAAAAACTTTTGGATTTGTTCATGTAAGTAGTGATCTTTGTGGCGATGGAAGTTGGGGAGATGCTTTTTTCGTTAAAGAATAATTATGAAAAGTAAGAAATTTAATTTAATTTGTAATGATGATCTTGGTTCTTGGAGATCAGATATATCAAGATATGATATATCTAAAATTCCCTCTGATTTTTGTCCATCAACATCTGCATTTAATGGAACAAAATATATTGAATGGGTATCTGATGGATCGGGTGAAGCAAATTTTTATATGAACGCTAGGTGTCTTGATGTCCTTCAAGATGTAAGTTCTCTTCCCAAATATGTTTGGTTATTGGAATCAAGAAATATCATCCCCCAAATTTTCGATTTTGTTGAAAAAAATAAAGAATTTATGAAGACTCGATGTGATGGTATTTTCACATGCGATAAAGAATTGGCAAAGAATGATGGATTTTTCTATGCCATAACTAATGCAGCAACTTGGGTACAGGAATTAAAAGTTTATGAAAAGACTAAACTTGTCTCCATGATATCTTCCAATAAAGGATATACGCCTGGTCATAGATTTAGACTTAAGTATGTTGAAAAATTCAGAGATAAAGTTGATCTGTATGGGGAAGGATTTAGTTGGATTGGTAGAAAAGAAGAAGCTTTGAAAGATTATATGTTTTCTATAAATATTGAAAACGCTTGTTATGACACTTATTTTACAGAAAAGTTAACTGATTGTTTTGCAACAGGAACAATTCCTATTTTTTATGGATGTAAGAGTGTTGTTGAATACTTCAATGAAGATGGTATAATATTCCTTGATGATGAATTTGATATTGATGAATTATCTGAGGAATTATATCACTCTAAAATGGACGCAATATTAGATAATTTTGAAAGAATTCAAAAATTTCCTGTTGCAGAAGACTTTATTTACAAAAATTATTTCCAATAGAGTGGTAAAATTCTTATGAGTTATTGTATAAATGAACCTGGGTGTTTAGGGGATATTCTGTTTACTATAAAAATAGCTGAAAAACTTTCAGAAGATGGAGAGGTTTTTTGGAATATTGCTCCTTGTTTCTGGGAGAGTGGAATTAATAGAGTACAAACATCGGAAAAAGTTCATATAGGACCTAATGTAGAAAGGTTTGTTTCAGATGCTCAGCAGATAAAATTAACGGATCTTACTGATAGATCTGATTCCAATTTAATGATAAAAAAATATGAATCTGTTAATATTGAGTGGGAAGACTGGAAAGATTATTTAAATTATACTAGAGATTTGGAAACCGAAAAAAATTTAAAAGAATTTCTTGGAATTGTTGATGGAGAAAAATTCATATTAGTAAATGAATATTATGGCAATAATCAAATTCATCTTGGAGTAAAGAAGGGAATTCCTGAAAATTATCCTGGGAAAGTTATCGAATTCAAAGTTTTTAATGAGGCTACTATTTTTGATTGGTGTTCAATTTTTGAAGAAGCTGAAGAGATTCATACAGTAGACACATCAATACAATTTGTCATTGAGACATTGGAATTAAAAGCATCAAAATTAGTTGTTCATCCAAGACACTATCTTTATACTGAACCACAAGTCGCTCCCCTTTTCAAAAAACCTTGGGAATGGATAAAATATGATAGAGATACCTGGAGAATTTTATCCCCTATGGAAAAAGAATAATGAAAACGATTAATTTTGAGGGACAATCTTATCCCGAATTTCAATCATTAGGTAATGCATCTCAATTTGCAATTCCTTTTGCTAAACATGTTTGTTTTGGGACAGGATATGATATTGGATGTATGAAACCAGAATGGTCTTTTCCAGGATCTATTCCGATTGATTTGGAATTTGAAGATCCGTGGGATGCTAATAATTTACCAGACAAACTTGTTGATTATATTTTTTCTAGTCATTGTTTAGAACATGTTAGTGATTGGATATCTACATTGGATTATTGGTATGATAAGTTAGTTTCCGGTGGAGTACTTTTTTTATATCTTCCAGATTTTAGTCAGAGATATTGGAGGCCATGGAATAATAGAAAACATAAACATGTTTTTACACCTAAAATTTTAGAAGAATATTTGAAACATAAAGGATATAAAAATA